ACCTCACAGGCGCCGACCTCACATGCGCCGACCTCACATGCGCCGACCTCACAGGCGCCTACCTCGGAGGCGCCGACTTCAGAGGCGCCGACCTCGTAGGCGCCAACTTCAGAGGCGCAGACCTAGACTTTTCCAGCTTGCCGCTGTGGTGCGGCGGGCAGGGAGCAAAAATTGATCCAAAACTAGCAGCTCAATTTTTACTGCATGCACTCGCTTTCGAGTGCGACGATCCCCGCTATCAGGCCGTCCGAGAGGCGGCACGTGATCTGTGCAGTGAGTCGCACCGGCGTGCCGAGATACGATGGCCAGGTGACAAAAAGGAGCAATCATGAGCTACTTTTTACAAAAATATGGTAAGGTCGTGCCGTTCCACGAGGCCGAAAATTGGCCTCTGGAGCTTTGGCGAGACTCACCGGAGCTTATACAACTCGGCACCTCCCAAGACGCGGATGCGGTTATAGAGCTAATCACAGAGGATTTATTAAATCTCGACAATCTCACCGTGCCACAAACTCGCCGCATTGCAGAGGCACTTGTCGCGTGGGGCGGCCTTGGTCGTGATGATATACGTATTGTAGCAAATAACTCTCCGCGATGGCTACAGGCCATTTGCCGCACTCCGGCGGAACGGCTAGGTGCGCAAATTGGGCATACGCGAGAATATTTTATCTATGCGCATCCGCGCAAGTTAATTTGAAAGGAGGATTTCAAATGCAAGGTAATGAAGCAATAAAAAAAGTAAAACATCTAGTGATAAAACATGGTGCGGAAGCTTTAGAAAAAATTCAAGCGCAAATTGAAAATACTTATGATGACACAGTTTCTGACATGAATGAATATGCCAAAATGTCGGCGGCGTTCGCGCTAATGGATGCTGCGCTTGATTGCATTGAATCTTGTGAAAATCTGGAGTTTCATGGCAAAATATGTATGCTAAGCACCAGACATGGCATTGCAATATATTTGGAAAATGCCAGACTGCGGATGGATTTCGTATCAAAAAACTAGAAGAGCCTATTTAGCGCCGTTTAATCCCGTCTAATTTTTTATTAATTTTTTCAAGGGATGCTTCAATTTTTTGTAGCGATGTCTCAAGCCTGATAACACGGCCATCTAGGCCGTGCAGCTCATTAGCATTTTTGGCACACTCGACAGCGTACTCTACGCGGGGCACGTAGGTAGGCGCGATCATGCGGTCAAGGCCAAATGCCGCGATAGTAATAAGCCCCGCAGCCAGTGCCAGCAACCAAGGTAACAGTTTCCACGGGTTTTGTTGTGGCGCTTCCGTATCTAGTGTAGGTCTGCGTATTGCGTCCATGGTGCTACTCCTTTACAAGCTTGATCTTAGGATCTTTTTCCACTTTATCTTTATCTTTACTTTCGATTACTACAGCCGTGAGGCCATTTGACGCCTTTTCCAGGCTTTTCGCATTTAGGTCGATGATGATATTGTGCCTCATGCTATCGCTATTGCAATCAGTGTCAAAAACGTGTTGTGGCCGTCCGTACTTATTCGTTGCCCATTTTGGCGCGGTTAAACACGAATAATAAACAACGCCTTTTAAAGCCTTCAATTCGTCATCTGTTACGTATGCATGTATATACGTGCCAGTGCCATCGCTTTTTGGCACTACGACAGACGTTTCGAGCTGATAATCGAATGTAACAATCTCTTCACCATCCTTGACTTTTAGTGTCGTGACGGCTATTGCGGTTATCAGTATCGCGCCGCTGATGGCGGTTACTATAGTCTTTGCGTCCATTGTTATCGCCTTATGATTTGTGCGGGGCCGATTAGGCCGTTGAATTGATTTGCACCAGAGTACCCACAACCAAAATAAATTTTATCTATCGTGGGCATGTCGCAACTTGTATCAATCACCCCGTCAACAACTCCATTTGTTTTTTGCGCTAATTTATTAGTTTTGAAAGTGGCCTCGTTTCGCTTAATCAAATTCGTGTTGTAAAGCTGCCCAGACGCTACAGCCCCATTGTTGCCTCCGGATTTCGCAGATTGTAAACGGCCATACAATAGCGTGTCAAATCGCAAATAGGCTATTAGGGCGTTGTCGGTTGATGGCGATGTTGATTTGTACAAACCGATACCGGCCTCCGCACCAGCAATCTCAAATACATGCCGATTCAAAAAGCTAGATTTGACCACATATTCAGTAATAGGATTCAGCGCGTAACTTAGCACATCAGCATTCAACGTCGCCGCGCTTCCAGCAGTAAGCACACGGCTAGCCGGATAATACACATCATACTCATGCTGTGCTGACCACGCATATATAGCTGTATCTGCTGCCCCCGCGTAATCAGTCACACCGTCACCAGTCGCAGCGCCGATATAATGCGTATGCGCGCCGGCTGGGCCATCATACGACATCCAAATTTTGCACCAGCCGTTGCCTTCGTCCTCGGTGCCCCAAGTAAGAACGCTAGCGCTCGACCTGCTGCCTTTTGTGCAAGTCGATAGATTAAACCAGGCAAAAATGGCCAGCGGTGCGCCAGTGACGCTTTCGAGGTAGGCCCATGTCTTTGTGCCTGATTTAGCAAGCACACTGTATAGATGTGGATTGGCGGTAGCTGGGCTTAGTTGGTATCCTACGCGGTGTTGATCGGTTACTGCATCGTCTATGATGCCCAGGGCCGTAACGCCATGCCCGGGGCTTGCGATGCCTGTTGTGTCTATCGTGGCATTGTCTAGGCTCCATTCGTTGAGATCATCGCTATAAGGGAAGCTGTTGGTTCGTGCTAACTCAGCGTGATAGCCTGATAGAACCGCTCCGTTTGCATCTGTCCAGCGCTCGACACGTGGCCAGCCAGCGCCGACGCGGTGGTATGAATATTGGTCAGTGTTCCATTTTTTGAGATAGGCCGTTGTGGCACGTGTAAAGGTAGGCACTTTCGAGGCGTTATAATTCCTCGCCGCGTAGGTGCCGTTGAGGCGTGCGAAAAGCTCAGCAGCTATGGCTGGCTGGAGATGGGTGTCTAGCCAATCTGTTCCTGACCAGATACTGACTAATAAAATATTCGAGTCGTAAACGGTTAATCCACCTTGAGACCCAATAGCTGGGACGATATTGTTATCCAAATTCCCCACCGTACTACATGCAGCCGGTATACCAAGTATTGCATTGGAATACAGTGACAAGGAGCCAGATCTATCTATAAACCCAATCAAATGCACCCAAGAGCCTGAGACACTCGCTACGCTTGCGGTTGCGGTATTCGTACCGTCTCCTATTTGCAAATACCAACTACCACTTGCGAAATATAGTTGATACCCTGCGGATGATTCTCGTTTAGAAAAAGCTGTCATGATGTCTGACGGTGATCTTACAATCGCCTCGATCACCACATCCTTTAACCCCATGTTTAACGCAGACGTTGTTCCAGCATAGTATTTAGCACCATTAAATTTCACGCTTTCATCATCGCTCAAAAGTGGCGTATCCTGTCCAAGTGTAGGAGCCGCGCCCGTTCCAGCAATTGCCAGCGTCTCACCGTAGCCCCACGCTGGCCAAGTGGTCGGTGTTGCGTCTTGACCTCGGTAACGGGCTATGGGTAGATGTGTTTCTCCGTTTATGGTCAGGGCTGCGGGCAGGTTTGATATGCCGGATTGCATTGGCAAGTAAAAATTCAGCTCGTTTTGTTGAACTCTTTTTCGCGATCGCGTAGTGCTTAAAGCGCTATCAGACGCCACCAGCGCTAACAATATAAAAAGTAATATGCGTTTCATTGGGCAATACCTTTTAATTGCGCTCGTACTTTCCCTGCGACACTAATTTGCAGCGCGTGTAGAAATACATTGGTTGTGCCGCTGCGAATGGTGATGATCACGTTGGCAGGCAAGATCATGTCGGTGTCAGTCGCCGCGTCGCCTGTCGCTCCAAGGCGGTAGTAAATATCCTCGGTTGCTACTACATCATAGTAACTATCGCTTACTAGCTCGACTTTCGCGCTTGCTGCACCTGATACGATGGCCTTGACGGCTCCAGGCACGGGATAGCCTTGCATATAGGCCTGTGTGCGTTCAAATCCGTGCGAGCCGTTAACAGCACCAAGAACTAGCGCCACTGCAACTGCGAATACAAAACCAATAGCAAACTTTTTCATGACATTACCCTCCTAGTTTAATAATAACAAAATTTTGTCAAGTTTCATATAATACATCTCTTCGTTGGAACCGCTATTTTGATATGATAAAACACCATCATTATCGATCTCTATATAGTCTGGATCAGTAATAGATGCCGTCATGTCGCCACTGAATTCAATCCAAAATTGCTGAATTGTGGCAGGTGTAAGCGCTGTTGGTAGAGTGAACGGGTGTGCCATGCTTGACGGCGTTTTTATGCTTTTTATTATTCCCCGGAACTCGACGCAGCCAAGGATTGTGTTATAGCGCCATTGTGGACCAGAATACGCGCTAAATGCCGACCACCCGTCTGCCAATGATATATCCTGCCAGGCAGTGTCAAGAGCTGGCTCAAAGCCATCTAAATCAAACGATTCAAAACTGCCAGGTTCCGAGACTGTATGAGAAGACACCCATTGATGGCCTGTCTGGGTGCTAGCAGACACCTTTAGATCAACCATTTGCAAGATCCATTGTATCTTACAGCCGTCTAAATCAACATTTTTACTTGTAACTTGGAATGTGTCGCCCGATAAACCGTTATAATTCCATCCAAAAAGTAACTTATCCGTAATGTCAACAAAATCACCCACTTGTATGTGTATCTTTGACAGATTGGTGGAACAAGATATTGTAGGGCATCCCCATTCATAGCGCGCCAACAAAAGCGCGGCAGATTCGACGGCCATCGTCACGTCGAGCACCGTTGTACCTGCTGGCCATGCGTAAGCAGTTCCTCGCCATGCGCGCGTTACACTTGTTGCCGTTACAGTCAGCGAAACTTCTTCATCAGCAATACTCGTTAAATCTTCACTGCTAATCGGCATAGTGCGATTTACAGCGGTTCTTGCAGTCGCGCCGATTTTCACAATCTCTACATTTCCTTGATAGTCAAAAAGCATAAAATAACAATAGCGCTCGCTTGCGCTAGCTGCTTTTCGCGCATCTGCATGGCTCGCCGTCGTGCCGCCGAAGCCACTCACCATATTATCGCAGTAGTAGCGCGCTATTCCTAATATATTTCCAAAATACATTGTCGTAGCGCTGTCTGTGACGTCTTCTTTTAGACGCGTGCTTCCTGGCGCCCAGTTGAATGATTTTCTATATTCATATATTTTACTATCTTCGCCTTCATCCGCAAATGCAGCCTGGCTGGCTCCAGTCATACACCAAACTTCACAATCTATACTCGGAGGCTTGCCGTCTTCGAGCGTTTTCCAATACGGCAGCATTTTTTTTAGTGTCATATTTACGCGGTTGTATATTGTTCCAACTGGATCAACAACTTTAAAATCTGCTGTGTCAAATTGTGTCCACGTGTCTACGCTTGCACCGGCTAGATCCAGGGGCAGCAACGAAAGCCTTCCGTCTTCGCGCTCGATTAGTGCCGTGCTCGACAGCATACAAAGTTCAGCAATGGCTGCATTCGGATCGATAAATTCACCAAGATTGCTTGTGTCGAGTGTGAGATAATTTATTGCACTTCCACTTATACTGTCGTCGCTTGTGTTTGCAGGGTGGAACACAACGCTTCCAGAGATGCCCAGCGGGTCGAAATAAGATTCGCGGATGTTTTCGTCGTTTGTTCTATACAATTTTTTTGGTTGTAGCGATATAACCTGTGGGAATGTCCATACCGGCATATAGCATGATTCTATGCCTGTTACTGGTGTGTCATTTTTTGAGGCATTTTTATATGCTAAAAGCTTGAAAACAAGGTTCGTGAAGCTATAATCTGGATATATCTTGCCGTTTGTGGTGTTACTTGGCGTCGCACCTTGCAGATCAAACGATAAGATAGGGTCGTTTGAATCATATTCGCCAGCAGGAATTACGATTCTAGTAGTAGCGCCATATGGTATCGCGTCAGGCTTTCCTGCAATATAATGGCTTCTCGGTGTGCTGTAATCGTATGCGAACGAATCCGTATCGATAAAGCTTGTGCTAACACCGCTATTAGTCAAAATGTCAAGCATTATCTCGTATGGGTGCTTGCCTAGCCATATAGCGCGGTATTTTGGCGCTTGTGGCGATATTCTCACGCGCCCCTCGCATCTCAGCGCGAAATTGCCCTGTTCGATGTTGAATGTATCGATCAAACCGCCCCAAATTGGCACGAAATCGGCTACATCAGTTTCAATTGTCCCGATTTTTACAGTTATGGCACGGCCTTTTATGAAGTAATCGCGTACAATTTGACGCATAAAATACGTTGTTGTATCAAGTATTGAACCGTTACTGTCATCTATGATCCCTATCTCAACGCTACCGCGCGCACCTTGATATGTTGCGGGGTCGAGTTGATACGCTATGCCGGATACATTTGTTATATTTGTGTCATATTCTTGGTGATCCGCAGGCGTTCCACCCATACAAAAGTTGAAAGTGCGCGTCGTGGTCAGTGTTCCACGCAGGCGACCGCTGAATGTCACAAGTACCGACAATTGCACACCGCAACCAAGCATATGTAGTAATGTAGCGTCAACTGTCAGCATTAGCGCGGCCTCAAGTAGTATGGCCCTTGTTGTGGCCCTGCGATTGACAGCACATGGCCATCGGGCGTGTTTCGTATTAGCGTAATTTCTGGTTTGTACATCCCAAAATGGCCGGTATAATCATCAAAAGTAGCACCGTTATAATTCTGATGGCCTTGATCGAAATACATCAGCGGTTTTGACTTGCCCTGAGAATTATTACCGTTCATATCGAGTATTAGCGCTTCAATCAGATCTGCTTGCGCATCACTCGTGATTAAAAAAGTGTGTTCGAGCTCTGGACGTGGTCGCATAACGTTGTACGTCGTGATTATACCTGTCTGGCTTTCAAATACCTTTGATGTAACACCATATTTTTTTGTCATATCTGGGTATTGTGTGCGTGTGGGGAGTATAATGCTCTTCCCTAGGCACAGCTCCCACACATAAGCAATGGTCGAAAAATCACTCAAAATATCGAGCAGAAAATATGAAGCACCTGTAAAAATACCCCTCTGCGTTCCAACGCCTGGATCGTCTGTTAAAATTCCCAGATAGTGTGCATACCTCGACGCGCCATCAATTAGCTGAATTAGCTCATCGCCTCCCTCTAATTCAAAATACACCGGCATTTCAGGATTATCCCAGCCTGTCGAAGCGCTATCCAGATACATTCCCGCAGCAGCAACTGCCCCAGATCTATTGGCAATAAAAAATATATCACTTATCTCGTCTGTTGCAGATATTTGTACGGCTAGGCGTGCTGCGCCTGTATCCCCATAAGTAGCCACTGCGCAATGTCCGTCATACAGTGCTGTTGTTGGAGCTGCTGCCAGTGTAAGATCTGCTGCAGCGTAAGATGTAGCACCAGCTCCAAGCCATTTCGCGCCAATGATATTAGCTGGAGCGAATATACGAGGCTTATTCGTTTGCGCCACCCGTGAAAATGATACGGCCATTAGTAAGCCCCTGCCAGTTGTGCACGTTTTAAGGCTGGTATAAGGCTTTCACGTACAAGTTTGTCTGTTTCAAGTTTGCCAGTGAGGCCTCCTTGAATATTAATCACAATATTTTGTGCCATGCCTCGCCCTTGTTTCTCTCGCTCAAACTCCTGCGTCTCGCGCTTGTTTAACACCCGTTCACCAGGCATAAGCCGCGCGGGTACACTGTCAACGCCAAATGCACCGCCTTGCACCATTCCACTTACTATACCACCTTGCGCCATGCCTGTCGATGTGTCCTTTGGGATCTTGCTGCTATATGCGGCCATGATGCCCATCATCGCGGCAGCGGCCGCAGCTCCAAGGGCAGGGCCAATAATTGGGATCGCAGACATTGCGCTTGCACTGCCAGTAACGGCTGCAATGCTGTTTGTCAGCGCTGTTTGAATGCCCCATTTTACTATGCCTTTTAACATCGACTTCATTGTGTCTCGAAAAGCCTCACGCAACCCCTTTTGCCCTGTAATGAGACCTTCAAAAGCGTTCAAACCAGCGTCTAGCATTGTGTTGAAGACCATGTCACCAAGATCTTTTAGTTGATTCAAGTGCTCTTGCTGCGCGGCTTCTTGCTCACGTATTCGCGCCAAAAACTCTTCTTGTGCCTTCTTATCAGCTTCATCTTGCTTATCCTGCATGCCTTTTCTGTAGTCTTTTACTTCGTTCAAATGCTCTTTTAACACTCCTGCATACCACTTGTCAGCCATAGCCTTGCGCTTTGCCGCTTCTTCTGCTGCTTTTGCGGCTTCGTCTGCCGTTCTTTTTGATTCTTCGGACGCCTTCGCTGTGGCGTCAAACGCAGCTTTGCCGCTTTTTTCGCTGACTTCATTCGACATTTTCACCATTGCGTCTGTGACTTTTTTAAGGATAGGCCTTATTTTTGCAGCGCCTCCGCCTATAGCATCAAATGCTCCTGTCATGCCTTTGGCGACATTCAACGGTAGATTAGCCATATCATCCGCCGTTTCGCGCATGGTGATAAACAGATTCGTCATCGTTTCATTACCAATTTTTTTTGCAATCATCTCAAAAACTTCTAGTGATTTGGTGATCGGCAAAAATGTTATATTCATGAATTGCGATACAACAGCCGCGAGTGTTTCTAAAACTTGTTTGCTGAACCCGCCAAGGGCTTTTCCTGCACCTTCCGCGAGTTGCAGTGTGCCTTCGACAAAATCACCGACAAATATCATAAGGCTAACCAGATCTTTTTTGATGCTGTTATCCTTACCCATTTTACCTAGCTCTGCGTTAAATGCACCCACACCAGCGGTCACAACTTTAAAAAATTGCATTACAGGTAAGTCTATGAGGCCTCCAAGTGCCTCTTTGGTGTCTCCGGTTGCGTTGCCGAATTGTTCCATCGCTCCTTTGCCGGTTTGCGATGCTAGTACCGCAAGACCTCCAAATTTATCATTGACTTTTCCGATTATTACCGCCAGACGATCATGTTCATTACCATTTTTTACAATATTTTTTTCGTTTTCAGTCAACATTATTCCGTGGCGTTTTAATGCATCTGAGCTTCCGTCTACTGCCCTGATCATTGTTTTCATTGCGCTGGCCGCATCTATGTTCGCACCCTTTGAAAAATCTAATGCGGCAAGTGTTAATGCTTTTAATTCTGGCACTGTTTTGGCAATTGAAGCACCAAGGCCCTGTATCGGCAAGATAGCCTCATCACCGAATGTTGTTATATTTTGTAGATCGCTAGCGTATTTTTTTAGCTCTTCACCATGTTTAGCCAACGGGCTATTGCTTAGCGCTACGGCAAATTTTTGCTCTGCCATAAATTGCTTGTCGTACGCAAAAACTAGGCTTTGCACTGCCTGCGCACCTACTTTTAATGTATTCCAGCCCTTTTTTAGCAATTCAAGGCCTTGGTTCAAGTCCGTGACGCTGATCTTCGCCTCTTTGACGCCTGTAGTTTTTAGATTGAGATTTACGGTTGCGGCTGGCATCGTCTAAACTCCATGATAGCGCCTGCTATCTCGGCGCTCGTTGCGCTTAGATCAAAATCAAATTCATGCCACGCGGCAGCTAATTCTAGCCAAGGTTCATCGCACTCATGTGGGCAACACTCTGTGATAATGCTCCAGGCATGCACGTTATGGCCGATCTCATGCTTGTAAAAACCATACCGGCCATTACCAAGCGCGTGCGTGCATCGTCCAGCATCGTGTTTAGCATGGCTCGCATCATACAGCGCCCTCACAATTGCGTTTTTTTTACCTGCCTGTTTCGGTAGTCATCCCATTCGTACTCTGCAATGCGGCCACATACTGCCCCGGCGTACACTTCATCAGCGGCCATGAGTTCGGCAATAGTGGTGATTCCGTCCACACCATCGATCTTCTTGACGCACTCTTTGACGATTGCTAAAATACTTGATCGCTCGTCAATCGTCAGCTCGTGCGCTTCGGCTGCGTCGAAAACTTCAGCCGGTAGGCTGCCGATGTCCACGTCCTCACGATTTTTTCGCGCCATCTCTGCCACACCGGGCACGGCCAGGATCTTCTTTTGTATGTCACGCACGCGCTTGTCCCGCGCGATAAAAACGCAATCTAGGCTTGCCATCTCTGATAGTGTAGGCCGTCTTATAGTCACGCTGATCGGGCCATAGTCCGTGTCTAAATTGTAGCTTGTAGTAGTATGTAACGTTATTGCCATTTTATTACCCCTCAGAAACAGGCCGATGAAGTGCCGTCAACTTTTAAATCTTGGCTTGAGCCGTCGCAATAGCACATGACGCTTGCTGTCGCGTTGAAGAATATAGTGCCAGGTCCACCGGCTACCGCGCAAGGATCGCTTGTGGCTGCCTTAAGTTTAACCAGTCCTGTAGCCGTAATCGTCGTACCGCTGATTGCGCCGGTGCTTGATAATCCAGCTGATGTCAAAGCTCCAGTACTGGCAAATTTTGCGAGTGTAGTACCGCTGCTATTTTGCATGTCAAGTAGATCTCCAGATTGCGCACTCGCGGCGCGGATTACAACGAGGTCGTTGGCCGCTGGGCCAGACACAGTCACGTTACCGGCAACAGTGCCGGTGCCTACAGTAAGATATTTTTGCACCTTCACGATTGTGTGTGTAAACCAACTGCCATAAGCCGCTCCACATACAAACATCAGGAAAGCCATTGCCACCAACATAATTTTGCTTTTCATATCATTCTCCTTTTTCTTTGTTTTAGTCTTCAACAATTTCGATTGCATCTAATACGGTAGCTGCATGATTACAGCGTAGGCCATACGTACCAACAGCGGCTTCATTATATGCCAGTGCACTAAGGTCTGGCACGTCAATAATTTTACTGTGATCTAAATATATTTTGGCTTGCGATCCCGCAACGGTTCCAAGCTGCAATATGGCCGCCGATTCGGTATTGATGTCAGCAAGAAGTGTTTTGACAATGTTATCAGGGGTCATATAGTGCGCAAAACTTGCTGCAACAAGCGCTTCGCCAGCTTTTAGGCTAGTCGCATAATGGTATGGCGATTCTAGATCGGCAAGCATGATACCAGTTGTGTAGGTTATCTCGCACGACTGCACAGGCAATGCAGCGCCGCCCCAGCTAAACGACCACTTGTGTGGGTCAATTGCCGCACCGATTCCGGTATAATCGGGGGTTGGGTCCCAAGGGCTAATCACTTCATCAGCCAAGTGCGCGGCTTTACTCGTGGTCTTTTGCGCGCGTACAATTGTCACGCTGCCAGTTGCGCGGGTGACCGCCGTGATCTTAACGATTTCGCCTGTCGCAAATTTCATATAAATTTCTTCGCCTGCGATGTCGCCAGTGTCGCCGTTACGAATAGCTGCGGCAAGGCTTGGCAATACCATGGCAGTAGCGCTGTCGTCAATGCCAGTGTCTAATTTGGTCTCGTAAATCTCAATCTTTCGCATACACTCGCCCGACCAGGCGAAAGTTGGGCCTTCGGCTGCTGTCTTGTTGGCGCTAATTACAAGCTGCGATACACACGCGCCAATGATCTGTTCTGCCGTTTTGGCATCGCGATCAATTGTGTAGATGCTTAAAGTCTTGTCTACTGGCGGTGATGTGTTGATTGCATATTTGATATCGCTTTCGCCATCGGTCACGGTGAATCCAGCGGCGGCCATAAGCACCAAAAATTCAGCACATCCCGTTCCGGCGGTTCCGCTCGGCCTGTAGCGATCTTTTAAGCTCCACGCAATCGGCATCAAGCGTCCATCGGCCTCTGCGTTGCTGCCTCTGTCTGGTCGTGCCTCGTTGATTTTGTTTTTTTCGCGTTGGAGCTTTCCGAAGCTCGTGCCGTCGCCGATATTTTTGATCGCGTCGGTAGTGTCTGGGTGCACCCACGTACCTGCTGTTGTTTCTGCTTTTACGAATACGACTTTGCTACCATAAATTTTATTTGCGTTAGCCATTATCAGTCCTCCTCGACCTCGACGGCCAGAGTGATTATTAATCTTTTACGATATAGTACGCCGTTAGTATCGATCGGCGCGTCTAATTCGCCTGCGATGATATTGATATTATTTACCATGCCACCACACGTGCGATCAGATTCAAATACGCCTATGATCAACTCGTAGATCTTTAAAAGCTGATATGTAAGCACTTCGATGCTATTGCTCCCTGGCTTGTGTGTCTCGATGTACATGATCTCAATATTGTAATCAACCCACTCGTCATCGTTGCGCGGACTTATGCTTGGAACGCTGACCATCAAGGCTGGGTAAGCCGGTGGTGCGTCGCCACCTTCCGGGTCTTGTATCTTGTACCAAGCTGGCACGCGTAGATCCATATAGCTTGAAATCTGGCCATTAGTCAGACCTATATTGCTGTTGATCGTGCCATCGCCAATCGTGATTGAATTATTGGCATCTGACTTCAAAGCTATGCACAACACATGCGAATATGGAGCAGTCGCTAGCATAGTGGCAGAAAAGCCTGTATCGAGATTCAGCAACGTTTTGAGTGTGGTTGGTGCGTACGTGCCAGCCACTATACTAACTGTCACATCGTCTAAAATCAGCGTTTTAGTGGTGGCCGTTGTAATGCTGTCGAAAGCGATCCATACGCTGGCATGATCAGAAGTGTTGGCAGTCGTGATCAAGCCTGGCAACTTGTTTTTCAGTGCGAGTAATACGGCCATAGCCGCATTCAATGGGCCTTTGCGGTTGCTAATCATACTACACGCATATATGCACGAAAACTGGTAGATCCTGGCATATCCTTTTCGCGTGGAGTTTTACGGCTGCTGTATGCTTTTTTGACAAGTTTAGGAAATTCTTTTCCAACTTCTTTGTAAAGGCCATTTACAAGCGCTTGTGGGTTTGGGCTGGCCTCGGCCAATGGTCGCCATGAATCGAGCACGTACCATGGGTTTTTATTCCCGTGCTTGTCAGCTTTACCTTGATTATACTTTTTTGCACCCTTGTATGGAACCTGTGAAAACGTTGCCAGGCCTCGTCTTGCGTTGTACTTAAATGCCCAGTATGCCTCAAGCGTCATTGACTTCTTTGTCTGCCCTGTCAATTCGTTCAGATCGCCGCCGCCATTTAATACCTTCCATTTTTCGTAGCGTGGGCTTAATGGCTTCCAGCCGCTCTTTGAGTATGTCTTCTCGCTCAGCCTTGCCCACCATTCGCCCACACCAGCCCACAGTGCTGTTGATTCAAGCCCTAGCGCGTTGACGACATTTAGCAACATCTTGCTTACGTCAGATGTGTTTGTGTAGGTCTCAGCCATGCTATAGCCCGTCCGAATATTTGAATCTGTACGTTGAATAATCAGTCTGGGCCGTTGCTTGCTGGGCCGTCGAAACGTTCATGCTGTTTGTCAGCGTCCCAATTGGCTCACCAGCTTTTATGCTTTTCAGTCTAGCGCGTATGCGTCCCCATGCACCTGCCAGCGCGTCATCTTCTTCGCCTCGAATTTGCTTTCGAGAGTCGATGAATCTCATCGCTGTCATTTCTGCAACGAGCTCTTTGAGGATATAGTGCGCAGTTTCATTGATCGCGCTTGTTATCTCGATCTGAAAACCGCCTTGTGACAAGGCTTCGGCGACCATCGATGCCGCCCACACAAGAAAAGTGCCGCCGGTGTCTATGTCTGCGATACCAGGCACAACATCGCCGTCCATCTGCCATTGAGCCAGATACTTTTGTACGTGCGTTGCGTCAACATCGTAGTCATAGATCGCCATTTATCGGCCTTTCTTTTTCTTGATCGGCTTCAATTCTTCGTGCTTCTCGGCTTCAAAAACGACTAATTCGACAAGTCCATCATTGCGATCAACAATATCACTTGGATCGCGCTCGTCGAAAAAAGTCTCTCCTGTTGCCACTGATGGCTTGCCAGTGCGTACCAGTGTGCCACGGCCTATAAATCTATACTCTGGCATATCAAAACCCTCCAAGGGGTAGGCCACACGCGGGTGAGGCAAAAGCACCCGCGCGGGCTACCTGCTATGCACTAAGGGTTAGTGCTCAAGCAATTTGTGATCACTGCAACGCGGTTGTATGTGCCTGCTGCGCTGTAACCAGTGGCTTGCACGACATAATTCAAACGGCCTTCGAGCCAATACCCGCGGCCTGGTTGTGTAGGATCTTCATATTCATACATCACTACTTCCATGCTTGGATTATCACCACCAAATACGGTTCTGAATGCGCACACTGCGCTTTCGTCGCTTGGCGACACAGTCTCAGGACGTGCTACGATTAAAGCCTTGTCACTCATAACACTTGTCATAGTAGTGCTGGCAAGAGTGCGATAACGTGCAGTTGAGGCGCTTACGCGCATTTCCAGGATGTCTTGCAATTCTTCAAGGCGCAGACTTCGCTTATCAGAAGTAGTGCCGTAGAAATTACAGAGAACTGCCGGATGACGTCGAAGGCGATTAATCACCTTGAAATCAGCAATGAACTCTAATTGCATTGGATTACAGCCTTGAGCCACGAGTGCTTCTTGCGCTGTCATGAGAATGCCGAGAGGATCACTGTTGTCGGTATCCCATTCAGAACCGCTATCAATGGATTGTTCAAGTGCATCAAGGATATTTCCTGTTACTGTCGCATATGCAAAGGCACGAATCTCCTTATTCAGCATTAAGGCCGCGACAAGGCGTTCAGTCTCATTCTTGCGGATTTCATCCTCGCTGTAACCGGCCTGCTTGCGCTGGCCGATGTATTCAGGAGACATATGGATCGCAAGGCCGTAGGGGGTTTGCTTCCAGGTGACGAGAGTGGGTCGATCGACATCAATCTGATTGGCTGGCTTTTGTGGTTCGAGTTGATCGGGAACACCGATAGCGAACGTGTTTTGACCGTACTCAAGCTGGCCACTATATAAGCCTGGCTTTTCGAGGGCTGGCGCGATGCGGTCAGCAACAAACAGCATATCGCTAGGCTTGTAGCTTGCGGCAATCTGGGTTAAGTGCATGTTAATGTTTGCAGTAGCCTGTGCGGTTGACATTGGCATTTCGTTATCTCCTTATGATAAGATTACACCAGGTGCCAACATTAGGCATCTGACTTTGTTTGTGGTTGTTGCGGTTTCAATTGCTTGCAAGTTCATCAAAGTGTATTCGCTTGATCCAGCGCGGGTGCTTACTGCTCCTGCTGCAACGCCTTTTAAAAGTTCGCCAGCGGTTACTCCGCCGGTATTCACGATTTCGTATTGGCCGCCTACTTCAAGAGGCATGTATTGGATCGTTTCGTACTGTGCTGCCGCCTTGGTTGTGACGCCAAAGGCAAAGGTTGCCTCTGTAGACACCTTGGCGGCGATCAATGTTCCGGTGCTGTTTGTGGTGTCGAGCGTAATCAACACATTTTCTGCTATCGCAGCGGCTTGCGCCTTGACTACTAATCCTTTAATCAACATAGCTTCTCCTTATGCTCCCAGGATTACTCCTGGTGCTAGTAAAATGCATCTCACGGCCTTGGTTGTTGCGCCGTCTTCGATTGCCTGTAAATTTGAGATAGTGTATTCACTGCTACCGGCACGCGTCACAACAGCACCATCGGCGGCTGTGGCGAGTAAATCGCCAGCGGTTACTCCGCCAGTATTCACAATCTCGTACTGGCCACCAACTTCGAGCGGCTTATACTGCACTATTTCACCGATTGCGGCAGCCGCGATAGTCACGCCAAATGGGAATGTGGTGGCAGTGTTGACAATAGCGCCAATAATTTTGTCAGTGCTGTTTGTGTAGTCCAAAGTGATCAAAACATTTTCGGCAATGGCTGCGGCCACGGCCACGACACTTGTACCTTTGATTAGCATCTTGCGGCCTCATCAGCATTCACGATGCGAATTGCTTCAGCGGCCACCTGGCCATAAGTCAAGCCTTTTTCTTTAGCTAGCTTGGTAGCCATGGCGTAGATCTTCTCATCGTGGGTGCTGTACGCAGGCTCGATGATGCCTTCTTGTGATCGTGCAACTGTTTGGAGCTGCACACTAGGCATTGATGCGACGATCTCGTCGAAGGCGTTGGGATCTTGTAACGCCAATTTTGCAAGCGCGCTGTCTTTGCCATCTTTTTTAAGTTGGCTAGGTGTCAGCTTCCCGCTTGCAACAGCGCTGTCCATGCGTGCTTTAGCCTGTACCATGGCGGCTTGTGCTCGTGCCGCGTCGCGTTCCTTAGAAAGGATATTAACTTGTGCTCGCAGCTGTGCGACAACATCTGCCATGCTTGCGGTTGCTACAACAGCTTTTGCGGCCATTTCATCAGCAAGCTTCTTCTTTGCGGCTTCTTCTTCGGCAAGCTTCTTCTCTTCTTTAGTTGGCTCGGCTGGTGCTTCCTCTTCTGGTGCTGGTGCTTCCTCCGCTGGTGCGTCGGTCGGTGTGACTTCTTCGTCTTCGATTGGTTTCTTTTCGTTCTCGGCCATTTCAAGCCCTCCTGTGATGCCGTCAATAAGTCCAGCGGCAAGTGCTGCGCGCCCCACCCATGTTCGGCCTGTGTAAATTTGTGCGGCCTGCGCGCCCCGCGCGCGTTCAACCGCTGCTTTAAAAAGTGACATCGTCTCAGCTATATACTCTTGTGTTTCGATTAGCGTCTCTTGACTTATCGGAGCGCCATCAGCGCCGCCTTTAGCACTGCCACTTGCCACAACGATTACTTTGATTCCTTGTGCTTCGGCTGCTGCGCTTGTGTCGTGTAACACTGCAAACGCGCCAACACCACCAATTCGCGACTCAGGTGAGCACTCAATACTTTGACATTGTGATGCGATCCAATATGCCGCGCTTGCGCATGTGCCGTCAGCATAGGCTTTGATCGGCTTTAAGGCAGACGCTAAATAAACAGTGTCGGCCAAGGCTGGTACGCCATCGACAAAACCGCCTGGACTTTTAAAATGCATTGCAATGCTAGACACCAGGGGATTAGTGATCGCGGCCATTACTTCGGCCTGCACATCTGAAGGCCGTACAATGCCACCAACGCAATCAGGTGCGTCCTCATAAATAAGGCCACACAAAAAAATATGAGCGACACCATCGATCACAAGGCTTTGCTGTGCAGCCTGCGAGCTTGCGCCACCTGACTTTGCCAAGGCAGTATAATCATCGTATGCATCGCGTAGGCCTGCAAATACTTTCATACTTGTTCCTCGTATTCCAGCGCTCGATTGTCGCGCGTATCATCGCCTGTTGCGGCATCGTAAGCGCCAGGCACTTGTGTAGTTGTGGTTTGCACTTTGACGGCCTGAGGATCGCGATCTGGCCATCTAAATAATCGGCGAAAGTGATCCTCATCTGCCGCGCTCGGTGCGATGTTTTGTGCTGACACAAGTTGTGTGTAGGCTCGCACTTCTTCGGCAGGGCCAACTCCTTGCGTGCTTATGACTTTTATTTCTGGGTAATAAATTTGGGGGCCAAAATTAATGTCAATCAGCATATCGATAGGATCTTGTATTGAGCTCGCCAGCCACTCGTAAAAGTATATGCGCATCTGCTGTTGATTGTCAGCATCAGTTCCGCCGGCTGCATTGCTTCCATATGGCGACATCAAACCGCGCGCAAGTTGCTGGCTTCCAAACGCTTGCAAGATTGCTATGTCCGCGTGATTCTCAGCTGCTACGCTATTTTGTATCGCATCGCTGTCTGAAAATAATTGACCAATTTCTTTTACCCAACCAGGAGAATATATAGCAGACGATTCATTGATCATCGAGTCTGCTACCGACGCGAGTGTATCCTGTACTTCGTCGCTATCAATTCCAAATTCGCACCCCTCGTTGGCCTGCACGTAAGGCGTACCGAACAATGACTTTTGGATCATCATGCGGCGAGCTTTGCGTATATCTTCTTTTTCTTTGTGTTCGTTGGCCATTGGTCGGCTCAACGGGTCGCCAAGAACAGATTCACCATATATAGGCCACCACACAAGGCCTTTGCCTGCCTCTCCAGGTGCGCCAAATTCGCAGTATTGCTGCTTTCCTTGCGCGTCAGTCCACAGATATTTGCCAGATGCCCACCATTCGCCGTCTTTTTTGGTGATTGTACCGAGGTCAAAACCGCGCAAAGGGCGATAAGCCAAGTCTTTAAAATACCAAAGGCCGTCATTTTCAAGCTTAAAAGTCACTTCATGAGGCGCGACGCCGTAAATTAATGCCTTGAAAACCGTCGAAATCACGCTTTTAAAACGCCGATCCATTCGATGGAACAGCGTTTCGCGTACAAATTCCTTTATTTTTGGGTCAACTTTTGCCCCGACAACGTCAAATTCAGCGGCAAGCATGGATGAAATAAGTCCAAGGAACCCGATTACAACTGTCGGATTTGTCTTGAGCATCTCATCATATAGGCCAAGCTGTACGCTTGTGCCGACTGCATTGCGGCCACTGTATGCATACGTCTTATCAAATGGCTGCGTGCGGTCTGCGCGTTCGGCTATTCGGCGCTGGCCAAGAGATTTAGTGTTGTTTTTTAGGTTTGCCATTAAGCCCCCAAAATGGCAATTTTAGACACTCGTATAGTGTGCACTTTTGTTTACAGTGTGTCAACTATTATGTACAGTTTTAGATATGTTGTTGTTTTCTTTGGATTTGTACAGCAGTACCAGAACCGCCAGTGCGTGGAATTTGCCAGCAGGCCATCATCAACGCATCAGCTTTGTCTGGCGATCTACCAAGGCGTTTGCGCGTTTCCTTTTTGTCTTCAATCGTTATTACTGTATCGCTGTCTTGATAATGCACGCCTTGCAGGTCATCGGCCAGCTGCTCGTCGAGCTCATCGAGTGCAAGTTGTCCTTGTCGTATTTTTTCGCGCAATTCCCAATATGCTTGACTACGCAAATTTTTGTACCTTCGCTTGTCGCCATGCCGAACCATAGCGCGCGCGCCACCTTCAAAGCGTGTGCACGTATGGCCCTTGGAACGAAGTGCTGACCACAAGCCGCTGCCGACGCCGACAGTGTCAATCACGATGTTCTTCGCCTCCCATGTGTGGCCACAATACTGCATAGCCGTAATCACTTGATCTGCGCACCATTCGTCATACTGTTCTGGTCTGCCCTTGTAGTCCGAACCACGCCACGCCTGCACAGGCAACACGCGATTACCGATCACTATCTGAATTGTTGACTGGTCGCTATTAGCGCCGTACTCGGCTGGGTCAACGCCGCAATGCACAACGCCGTCTAGGCCGTATACATCAAGCAAATTCGTAAGCCACGAATACATAACAAGCTGGCCTGGCTCGTCGTCATATTCCCATTTCCCTTCGTACATGCGTTGACGCTGCACTATGCTTGTACTGTTGCGCATACCTTCGATGTAATTTTGATCGCCAAATTCATTGTCAGTTGGTAGCGCTTGAATAAATTCAAACCGAGCTGGCAGCCTGTCGCGGATGCGATAGATGTCAGTGTACAGCCAGTTTTTGCTAGGATTGCATGTCATCAACAACTTTTTCTTAATTCCATATTCCTTATTTTTACAGCGGCCAACAATGAGATCAAGGCGTTCCATAGCTGCCTTTTCAATCTCTTGCGCTTCTTCAATCCATCCGCATGTAAAATTCTTCGAGCCAAAACGGTTATACAGCGGATCACTTGGCATGCGCATACACTCCATGCATTTGATTGTTGAGTTGGTTGGTATGTATGTAATTGTGTTGGCCTTTTCATTAGTGGCAAACAGATCCTTACTTAGGCTGTAGTCTTGGCAGACCTCCCAAAAAACTTGAATTGTAGAATCTATAACATCGGTGATTTTTTTGCGAACGACAAAATAGCGCGTGTTAGGGTAGGTTATCATCATGCTCAGTAGCCATACACAACCAAGGTATGTCTTACCGCCGTACCCAGCACCGCCGTACAGTAGCAACTCTGTTGTTGCGTCGTGCAGCGTATCCCATGCGTGCCATTGCACTTTGGACAGCTTAGGAATAAACTTCATTTTGATTGCAACTGTTTTATTGTTTTTTCAAGATCTGCTATTCGTGTGATTAATTTTGTGCGCTCCTTATCCATGCGTTCAATCTTTTCTTTCAGATATTCGTCGGGGTAAACAACTTCAACACTCGTCGGTGCATTTCTCACAAGATCTGCCCTGGCATGATCTTTAATTTGCCCTAGTAGTTGTTCGCCGCACAGGCTCAGCATTGCAGCATTTCCATTAAGCGCCGCCTTTATTTGCGCCCTAGCTATCTCGTCGCGCACCTGCATAGTCCACAATGATCTACATTCGTCGGGGGTTGTTCTGCACAAGTCAGCACATTGGCTGTTGAATGCATTTGCGCTCATCCCAAGCATTTTTGCCGAATCTTTGACTGATTTGTCTACCGCCCAAAATTTTGCCGGAGCAACGCACGCTTGCGGAAGTTTTACTGCAAGTGAATATTCATCACTTTTGATTTGTGGCGGCGTGCTTTGCTCTTTTGTTTTTTGCACTGGGCCTGTAGCATCCGACGGGTGCACATAGCGAGATAAGAACCAAGAGGCGATGTCAACTGATGAAAGTGCTTTAAACTTGTAGCTTATCGCAACGTGAGACATGCCGATCTCACGACCGGCAGCACGAAGGCCGCCGCATGCGTGTACGCGTTGCCAGTCTACGTCTTTTCCGCTATGCGCCATTAGATGATTCCTTGTCAAGCCTTCTATTGGCTACGCGCATGAGCTTGTACACATCACAGTATGTGTGCAGATATCTTGTAGGCAATGCTTCTGGTTCGTAACGCCCAAACAAAGTGTCCATATCGCAATACTTTTCAAGCGTCTTCTCTTTGGCTAATGCTGATGCACTCCAGAACTTTTTGTTACTTGCCAGTGAAGCTACTAGATCGGTGTGTGATTCATCGCCTCTATGACTTATCATATCAAGCATGACTGTTGACAGAGAGTCTACTCCCATGGACTCCACACACGATATTGAATTGCCTTGATAGAACATGTTGCCAGGGTTATGTGGACTTTTGAGCAGCTTTGATATTTGCTGTCTATAATTTTGTTTTTTGGTTGGCCAACAAGCCAGCGGCGTTGATGGCATTGGCCTGAATGGTGTGAAATGATAAGTCAACATTACTTGCTTCTCATATGTTTCCAGCTTTGAATCAACATCTTTCACGCATTGAAGCATTTCAAATAAGTCAGCGTCCCGTTCTATTGGATACCCAACTATGCAATATATCTTACAATTATGCATTGTCTCCTGAGAGGCTATCCCTTTGAGAAAGTATTTATACATATCATTAGTTATTTTTTTATTTATAGCGAATCGTATACGCTCGCTGCAACCATCAAGAGCAGTGATTCTGACCTGTGATTCTATTTCCCATTTATTATACTCTAATGCCGACAAGTCAAACATAGTTCTTTCGATTGAGCCAGATACAAATGCCACCATGCCTGAGTTGTCTTTTTGCATACCACCTTGATTTAACCTGTGCCATGTATACCCACAAAAAAAGCATTTATTTTCGCATCCAATAGAACATTCATGATATTTTGTTCCACTGTCAAGCATTACATCATTATCATAAATTCCAGTTTGATTAATTACATACTTGTTATTAATGTTGAAATCTTTTGACCAACATAAAGACTCATGAATATATCTATCTCCATTCTTCATCTCTTTCAGTATATCAAGTATTAATAGTTCGCCACGGCCAAACACGAAACAATCGAAGAACCGTAAGAATGGCATAACATTCAATACACCTGGCCCACCTATAATCGACGTGTAGTTACCTTTGCGCCATGACAAGCGCTCTTTTATTATCTGCCACCAATCGCACGCCCCCGTAATGCTGTACAACACCACGTCATATTCATGCACCGTGTCCTCACAGCATGGCTCATACTCATAACCATTGCGCACCATCGAGTCTAACACAACATTAAAACCTGGCCATGCTCTTACGTCATTACATTCATTTGAGTAGCATTCTTTTGCATTCGCCTTAGTTATGTATCTTCCTATTCTCATGGTACGAACCGCATGCCGCATTTTGGACATTTACACATATCTTTGTCTTTCTTCTCGGCTGTTGGGTTCATGCCTATATCTAGCGGCTCAATTGATTCAAGCATTTTTGATAGCCTGTCGTCATCCGTGCCTATGGCCAATGTGCAGTGTAGAGCGTCCTGCATTCTGCTGTCACGCCCTGCCATCGCGCCAATAGGATCGAGTGTAGCAAGCACGAAATCTTCCTCCTCTTGTGTCAGCTCAACCATAATCACTGGTACTGTTTTCTCGCCGTGCGCAATTGCTTGCTCGACACGCATGTGGCCGTCGAACATCGTGCCAGTAATCACATTCATCTTGATAGTATCAACCCACCCAACATGATCAAGCGATGCTTCAATAGCACCTCGTTGCTTTCGATCATGCTTGCGCCAATTTTTTTGGTTGGCCTTTAATTTTTTGGGGTCGACGTTCTCAAGGCCTATGATTTTATTTTTCCATTCCATGGGTTCACCTCGGCCTTGAGTATACCATATGCGGTTACCAGTGGTAAACTTCAAAAAGTTCGAGCGAAAAGAGATCGGAAGAGCGTCGTGTAGGGAAAGAGTGTAGATCTCGGTGGTCGCCGTATCATTAA